CTATTCAACGGCTACGAGTGGGTTTCCACACTAGATGCACGCACAAGCCTTATATGCATGAACCGCGACGGATTGGTGTACCCGTTTGCGCCTGAAAGCCCGTACCCGCCAGCGCACTTTAACTGTAGGTCTACGGTTATCCCTGTTGTTGACCCTAAGTTTGACTTGGGTAGCAAGGTGGCGGGCAAACGGCCAGCAGTGGGTGCACAAGGCGCTAAACAAGTCAGTGCTAACACGACTTATGAGCAATGGCTAAAGCGCCAGCCAGCAAGTTTTCAGGATTCAGTATTAGGCAAGTCACGCGGTCAATTGTTTCGCGAAGGCAAGCTAAGTATTGGCCGGTTTGTTGATAGCCAAGGCCAGACCTTGACGCTTGATGAACTGCGCCGATTAGAACCGCAAGCCTTTGAGGATGCGGGTTTGTAACTGTGGCAGAGCCACAACATTTAGACCAGAGGTTAAAAAATGGACTTTCTTAAAGACTTAGAGCTAACAGATGAAGTTAAGGCAAAGATTGCCGAGGCAGTCACTGCACATACTCAGGCGCAGATTGAAACAAGCATTGGTGGCTTAAAAGCCAAGAATGATGAATTGTTAGCCGAGAAAAAGCGGGTTCAACGCGAACGAGACGAGGCTGCTAACTTAGCTAAAACAGAAGCCGAAGAAAAGGCTAAAGCAAGCAACGACTACAAACAATTGTTTGAGGCACAAAAGAATGAAGCCGAACAGTTAAAGTCTAAGATGGAGGAATTGCAAACCAACATTAAGCGCGGACAGATTAAAACAACCGCTGCGAAGATTGCCGCTGGTTTGACAAAAGACACGGCACGGGCATCATTGCTTGAGCAACAAATTACAGCCCGTTTGACATTAACGGACGATGGGATTAAAGTCCTAGACGATAGCGGTCAATTAACAGTTTCCACTTTGGACGACTTGACTGCTACAATTAAAACTGCGTACCCGTTCCTAGTGGACGGGTCACAAGCAAACGGAGGCGGAGCCTCACGGTCACAAGGCGGAGCCGATGGTGGTCGAAAACAAGTTAGTCGCTCAGACTTTGACGTTATGGCACAATCAGAACGCGCCAAATTCGTTAAAGATGGCGGTAAAGTAATTTCAGATTGACCATTTTCAAAGGAACATCACAATGGCAAACGTATTAGACAACCTTGCAGCGGACATTTATAAAGCCGCTGACGTAGTGGGCCGCGAGTTAGTCGGCTTCATCCCTTCAGCAACAATCAATGCCAACGGCTCTGAGCGTGCCGCCAAAGGTGATAATGTCCGTGCCTCATTCACACGCGCAGCTACCGCTGTAAACGTGGCTGAGTCTATGACTATCCCCGAAGGTACAGACCAGACCGTGGACAACAAAACGTTGGTTATCAGCAAGGCTCGCGCCGTGCAGATTCCATACACTGGCGAAGATGTGCGTCATTTGAACAACGGTATCGGTTTTGAGACTGTTTACGGTGACCAAATCAAGCAGGCTATGCGCACACTAGCTAACGAGATGGAAGTTGACTTGGCTACCGAGGCTTACCGTAACGCATCACGCGCTTTTGGTACTGCTGGCACAACGCCATTCGGCTCTAACTTTAGCGAAGTAGCTGAGTTGCGACAGATTCTGGTTGACAACGGTATGCCTAGCAACGACGGTCAAGCCTCTATGGTCTTGGGCACTTTGGCTGGTACTAACTTGCGCCAATTGGCTCAGTTGCAAAAAGCAAACGAAGCCGGCGGTATCGATATGCTGCGCCAGGGTACATTGCTCGACTTGCAAGGCTTGATGATTAAAGAGTCAGCACAAGTTCGCTCACACACCAAAGGTACAGGCGCAAGCTACTTAGTAAACGATGCAGCCCACGCTGTTGGCCAAACAAGCATCGCTGCTGACGGTGGCTCGGGTACTATCATCGCTGGTGACATTTTGACCTTTGCTGGCGACACCAACAAGTACGTTGTAAACACAGCACTCTCAGGTGGCTCATTCGCAATCGGCAATCCAGGCTCACGCATCGCACTGGCTGACAACGCTGCAATTACTGTTGGCAACAACTTTACTGCAAACGTTGCTTTCCACCGTACTGCTTTGGAAATCGCTATGCGCGCTCCAGCAGTGCCAGATGGCGGTGATACTGCAACCGACTCTATGTTGATTCAAGACCCATTCACCGGCATGGTGTTTGAAGTCCGAGTCTACAAAGGCTACCGCAAGACAATGATTGAGGTCGCTGCCTCATGGGGTGTCAAAGCATGGAAGCCTGAACACATCGCTGTGTTGTTGGGCTAAAGCAAAACGGGTTAGCCTTTCGGGGCTAGCCCTTTCTTGGGATTAATTATGCGAGGAATAAAAAATGCCGAAAGCACTAAAGCAGTACAAAGTGAAGCCAGCCAAACCACCGAAACCCGCCAAGCCGATGCCAAAGCCGAAAAAGTGAAGATTGTAAAAATGGTGCGCGATGACGGTAAGACAGCCGACGTTCACCCCGATGAAGTTGCCAATTACGCCTTGGGCGGTTACAAGAAAGTTTAATCATGGCCTTGATTGTGGAAGATGGCTCACTGGTGCAAAACGCCAACAGCTACGTTACCCTTGCTGAGTTCAAAGCATGGGCAGACGCACGCGGGTTAACTTATTCAGCCGACGACACCACGGTCGAGCAACAGATTTTGCGAGCTATGGACTACCTAGAGCGAATCGCCTACATTGGCAACAAGGCCAACGAAAACCAGTTTTTGCAATGGCCTCGAACCGAAGCGCAAATTGACGGCTACTATGCCGACGCGACAGAGATACCCAAAGAGGTCAAAACGTCCACCTACGAGGCGACCAAGGTGCAGGCAGACGGGTACAGCCAGTTCGAGACTGAGGCTCGTAAAACTACATCTGAGACTGTTGGCGACATTTCCGTGACCTATGCGGACAACAGTTCAAACCGAACCGTTACGCCTGCGCTTACATTTGCGCTTGGCAAGATAACTAGGCCGATGGGAATGGTTAGCCGTGTATAACTACTCGCTGCTAGCTGGTAACGCAAAGGCTTTGCTAGAGAAGTTCGGCAAGTCTTACACATTTACGCGCACAACAAACGGCACATACAACCCTGCGACTGGCACGGTGTCGCAAACTACAGCCACATTTGACAAGTACGCATGTATTTTTGAGTACACAAGCCGAGAGCGTGCAGACCAAGCCATTGAGCAAAACGACAGACGTTTATTGTGTGAAGGCCATGCTTACGCAGTGGGCGACACGGCAAGCATTGAAAGCCAAACCTATCGCGTTATATCGGTATCTGAGATTAAACCGGCTGACGTTGTTGTAGCCTGCAATTTACAGGTTCGCGTATGAGCTTTGCAACTGACTTAGACAAAGCAGTGCTGAACATCAAAGGCTTTACAGAGAAGCAGGTGCGAGGGACATTGTTTGGCTTGTCTTCGCGCATCATTAAAGAAAGTCCCGTTGATACGGGTAGGTTTCGCGGCAACTGGCAGGCATCTATTGGTTCGCCGGCTCCGTCAACAACAAGCCGTTTAGACAGCACGGGAGCTGGCTCAATAAATGACGTTGCTGTAACCGTGCAAGGTTTAAAGCTAGGCCAAACATTTTATTTAGCAAATAACTTGCCCTATGCTAGGCGGCTAGAGTACGGTTACTCAAAGCAAGCGCCTAGCGGGTTTTTGCGTATTAACTTGCAGCGTGTGCAACTTGAAATCAATAAGGCAAGGCAATGAGTACGCACTTTAATGACATTCAGGCCGCATTGGACACTCGCCTATCAATATTGGCTGGTGGCAACCCTATTGCGTGGCCTAACATTGAATACGCACCTACAGGTGGCGCAACTTACTTGCGCCCTAGTTTTTTACCGGCTGACACGCTGCAAAGTGGCTTAGGTGCTACCGGCTTAGACGAGACAAACGGCATTTATCAGGTTGACGTTGTTTACAAAGCCAACAGCGGTCGCACAACAGTGGTGGACGCAGTGGCAGACCACTTTAAGCGCGGGACGGTTGCGTCATATAATGGCGTTAACGTTCGGGTGCGCTCCGTATCGATTGCGCCTGCAATCTTTGAGGGTGCTTGGCATTTTGTGCCAGTGTCCGTATCATTTCAAACTTACACAGAAGCGAGGTAACTCAAATGGCAATCGCAAACGGCGCACAACATTCACTGCACTACGTTGCAGAATCGGCCTACGGCACAACGCCGTCGACACCGACTTGGACACCTGTTCCACACACGGGTACGAATATGGCAATGACAAAGGACGCAATCGAAAGCGAAAAGCTACGAGGCGACCGCCAGATTGAGGACTTTAGACACGGCAACAAAACCATTGGCGGTGAGATTAGTTCTGAGTTGGAGTACGCAGCCTTTGACGTGCTGTTGGAGGCCGTCATGTGTGGCTCATGGACAACCGACGTATTAAAGGCAGGCACTACCCGTCGTTCGTTTACGTTTGAGCGCAAATTTGGCGACTTGGCGACTCCTGAGTACCATCGGTATACCGGCGTGGAAATGAACAGCCTTGCTTTAGCGGTTGCGCCTAACAGCATGGTGACTGCAACCTGGGGTGTGGTGGGCAAAGACTTGACCCTGAATACTACGCAAGTTGCAACTAGCACTTACAGCGCTGATAGTGGCAACACACCATTTGACTCATTCACCGGCTCAATCACAGAGGGCGGTTCAACTATCGCGACGGTTACGTCGCTAGAACTGAGTATTGAGAACGGCATCGAACCATTATTTAGCATTGGTTCATCCACCACTAACCGACCAAGCATCGGCAAGTCACGAGCCACAGGCACATTGACCAGCTACTTTGACAGCAAAGCGCTGTACGAAAAGTTTATCAACGAGACGTCTAGTTCCGTCGTGCTAACGCTGACCGACACTGCTGGTAATGACTACGAGATTGATATTCCAAACGTGAAGTACAACAGCGGTCAACCTGACGTATCAGGCGAGGGCGCAGTCACAGTGTCAATGGAGTTTGTTGCTCTGTACTCATCTGGCGACGCATCGCAAATTGTCGTCACACGCACGGACGCTTAAGCATGGAACTAAACAGCCTACGCACGGTTGAAAGCCACGAAGCGGGCGCGGAGTGTAATATCCTCTCGCCCGTGGACGGCTCGCCAACTGATGTATTCATTAAAATAAAAGGCTCTGACTCAAAAGAGTGGCGCAACGCCAAAAAGACCCAGACAAGCCAAATCATTGCGGCAAAGAGTGGTGGCAAAGATATAGACCTTGACTATGACAAGATGGACATTGACGCGCTGGTGGCTGTTACGATGGACTGGAGTGGCATCGTTGATAACAGCGAGCCGTACCCGTTCAACAAAAAGAACGCACTCAAGCTGTACGCAGATTCACCGGCAATTGTTAGCCAGTTGATCGACTTTCTGACGCGCAGGGCAAATTTTACGACCGGCTAATTGATGAGTTTGTAATCTTCGGACGGTGGTGTTTTTGGATAAACGACCGCGCCGAAGGCTCAAAGATTAGCCGATACGAAGCTCTGCAACAGGTGGCCAAAAGTCGAGGGTCTACGCCAGCCGAGTTAGCCAACGCGCCCAAGTTAAGGTCTGAGCATAACGACTGTTGGAATGTGTACACCAGCCTGACTGATTACACTTACAATGAGATGCATCGATACATGGAACTGACGGGTAACCGTTTAGACGCTTGGGAAGTCGAGGCTGTGATGGGCTTGGCTAAATACAGGAACGCAGAACCAATATGGCCACCGAAGTAGCAACCCTCTTATTTAAGGCTGACACGGGCGACTTAGTTAACGCTGGGAAAGCCCTAGACGACGTTACCGAATCTGGTAAGCGTGCGAATAATGCTACCAAGGAATTTAGCAAGTCAACCCAAAAAACATCTGACTCGGTTCGCAAGATGCGATACACTGCTGGCCAGTTAGGATTCCAAGTACAGGATATTGCGGTGCAATTGCAGTCGGGCACAAGCGCAATGGTTGTGTTTGGTCAGCAGGGCTCTCAAATCGCTGGTGCATTTGGCCCAGGTGGTGCTATCTTTGGTGCGGTTATCGCAATTGGCGCGGCTGTCGGCAGCCTGCTTGTGGCTTCATTTAGCAAAGGCACTCAATCAGCAAAAGACCTTAAAGCGGAAATTGAAGGGCTAACAGAGAACTTTGAAGCTCTTGGTGAAGCGGCGCGAGCAGTTTACATTCGTGAACTGACTAAGGAGATGGAAGACCATATTGAGACGCTGGACGAACTAAAACTCCAGTACATTGCCTCAAGGAATGAAGTTGCTGCATTAGGCCGCCTTTTTGGTGATAACGCAGACCGCATAAAAGAACAAACTGTTATAACTCAAGACTTGGCAAAGGCAGTTGAGGATTACGAGAAGAAAATAACTGACGCTGGCGAGAAGGTCGACTTGCTTACCGGCAAGAAAAAAGAGGAAACCACAGAGACAAAGCGGCAAATTGAAGATATCAAGCGTTACGTTGAACGTATGCAAGAGCAGGCGGCAACGATTAGCCTAAACACTATTGAACTAGCCAAGTACAAAGCTGTTCAAATGGGGGCTAACGCAACGCAGACGCAATCGATATTGTTGTCGGCACAACGCATTGCTCAATACACAGCCGAGCAAGAGGCAATTAAGAAAGCCACAGTTGAGGCTGAAAAGCAAAAGAAGATAGAAGAACAGAGCGCCCAAAGAAAAACACAAGACCAGAACAGGCTTGATGAGAAAATAAAGCAGATTACTGACGGTGAAGCTCGCAAAGCAGAAGCCGAGCAAGCAGCTACCGACCAGCGTGCCGTGCAGATTGCCGAAAGCCTAATGTCCGAGGAGGAGCAGATTCGTATGTCATACGAAAGGCGCTCACAAATCATTCTCGACAGCACACTGCTAACTGGCCAACAAGTAAATGAAGCGATGGCAGCTCTGGAATTGGAGCGCCAGGACAAGTTGAGGGCTATTAAAGACAAGTCAGCCGAAGAAGATAAGGCACGCTCTGCACAGACTACTAGCCAGTTACTGGCCTTTGAAGATATCTTACTGCAAGGCAAAAGCGAAAAGCAAAAGACCGCCTACAGGCTGGCTGTAAATCTTGCTAGTGCTGAGAAACGACAGAACGCGGCTAAGATTGTCTCCGACAGCTATGCGGCTGCTATGGGTGCTTACAAGGCCTTAGCGGGCATTCCTATTATTGGGCCTGCGCTGGGCGCTGGTGCTGCTGCGCTTATTCTGGGTGCTGGTGTTAGCTACGCTGCCAAATCGCTCACAGGACGCGCTCTTGGCGGTCAGGTGCGTGGTGGCGAGTCTTACGTGGTTGGCGAGCG